TCCTACCTAGACCGAGATGATGACGTACTAAGATATCAAGGTTTAGCCTTTAGTTGGATAGGCTTTGACGAATTAACACAATGGGCAACACCATTTGCTTGGAACTACATGAGGTCAAGACTACGTTCTACTGCTCCTGATTTACCTGTGTATATGAGGGCAACAACGAACCCGGGAGGTCCGGGTCATCAGTGGGTTAAGAAAATGTTTATTGACCCTGCACCTTATGGAAAAGCATTCGATGCCACAAACATTGAAACAGGACAAGTTCTCAAGTACCCTGATGGGCATAGTAAAGCAGGAGAAGCCTTATTTAAAAGAAGATTCATCCCTGCTAGATTATCTGATAACCCATACCTATCATCTCAAGGTGATTACGAAGCGATGCTTCTATCCCTCCCTGAACACCAACGTAAGCAGTTGCTTGAAGGTGATTGGGATATTAAAGAAGGTGCTGCTTTCACTGAGTTTAATAGGGATACTCACGTTGTTGAGCCTTTTTCAATTCCAAGAAATTGGGTTAAATTTAGGTCTTGCGACTATGGTTATGGTTCTTATAGTGCTGTGTTGTGGTTTGCTGTTAGTCCAGATGAACAACTTGTTGTATATAGAGAGTTGTATGTTAGCAAAGTCCTTGCCACAGATTTGGCAGATATGATACTAGAGCTAGAAGCCGATGATGG